TGTGGTTTAATCATGGTATTAAAACCGTTTGGATTCCATGGCCGTTATCCGTGTAATTTTTTAATGCGTGGCCGTTTCAGCAATCGCATTTGTGAATTATCGGATGATGAACACGCACAAATCGCATTATTCGTAAACAATTTATAAACAACCAACCCGGTTTGTTTTGCGTGGTACAAATCAACCTATACGCGATGTGTGCCACGTAAAATAAACCACCAACCGAGGTAACAAAATGAACAAACAACAGGCGCAACAGCTCGGCACAACGATCGGCCAATGTATAATGGCATTGGGCGGTGCAATGTTAATATTTCCAGCGTTTAAGGCGTTGGCATATCTGGCAACCATTTACAACACACTATAGAGGTACAAAATGTTAAACATGGAAAATACAAAACACCGCCAATTGGTAAAACAGTATGGGCGCACCGTGGCCAAAAAAATGTTGGCGGGCGGTGGGTTCGCGGCAACGTTACATGCCGCGGTGGATGCATCGGATTTTACCCGAGTACAATTGGCAAACGAGATCCATTGTAGTAAACCCGCATTGGATAAATGGTTAAACGGTACACAATACCCCGCGAGCCATTTCTTATTGCGTATATGCGTTGCGTTATATGCGGTGTATGATGATTATGGCAACATCATTAACAACGATGTGGTAAATGAACATTGCGCCGCGTTTATGCGGTTGCAATCATTGGAGCGTTAAAATGTGGAAATCAATACATACGGGATTAATTGCGGGGCCGCCGGTTGCGATGGGCCGGCCTCGGTTAGCTCGTTCGGGCCATGCGTACACGCCGCCCAAATCACGCGAATACATGCAACACGCGATCGATACGATTACAAATGATTGGGGGGATGCGCCGCCATTGGCCAACATGCCGTTAAAATTGTGCGTGCAATTCATCCACCGCCGGCCGGCTAGGATCAAAGGCCCTGGGCGCGTGTTGAAAACAACAAAACCCGATATTGATAATTTGATCAAAATGGTGATGGATGCCATTAGCAAATCGGGCGTATGGGTTGATGATAATTTGGTGGTTGAGATACAAGCCACGGATTATTACGCCAACGCATACGAAACACCGCACACCATGTACACAATTTACAACCACCAACCCGAGATACAATAACATTACAGGGTTGTATATTCCATCCGAGGCAAATAATGGAAATTACAACATTTACACACATGTTAAACACGCGGGGCCAACGGCAAATATGCAGTGATACACAATTGGCCCGTGCGTTAACAACCCCCGTTGCCAGTGGGCAACAAAAACAACACATCCCGATGTGGTCACCAACCACGTTTAACGGTACCCGATCCAAAGCCAACGCCGTTGCCATTAACTGTTTGGTGTACGATATGGATGATGGGTTAACCGCATTTGATACGTGGCGGTTGTTTGGTGATTGGGCCGTGATAGCTCACACATCATTTAGCCATAAACCGCATTGGCACAAATACCGCGTTATTTTACCGTTGGCCAATCCAATACCGGCCACCGATTGGGATCGCGCGGCCACCGCCGCCAATGAGCTGTGGATCGATGTGGTGGGCCGTGGTATGCCCGATCAATCCGCAATCAATGATGCGGCGCGCGGTTATTACCGTTACACCATACCCGAGGCAACACGCACGGCAAAACATCCAATGCACACCGCGCATTACCACCAAACGGCGGTGCATTTGGGTGTGCCATATCTCGATTTGGATTACAGCCACGTACCGGTGCCAAAACGATTTGTGCGCCCCAAACCGATGCAAACCACGTTGCGAGGTACGGAAACAAAAACGGTTCGCATGGCGATGTTGGATCCCGGTGTGCGGTTAGCTGTTGCAAATCAAATTGGGGCCACGGTTAACGGTAACAATGTACGCAACATCACGTGCCCAAATTGCGCCCATAACGAGGTGTATTACACAATCGATCCGGAAACAATCGGCGGCGTTGTTTGGCCCCGTTGTAACCGGCAAAACAAATGCGGGTGGTTTGGCACCCTCGAGGATCTGTTAAAATGAATCAAAATATCAAATATTCAACATTGGGCAATGCAGTTATAAACGCCGCCAATGCCAATGGTAAAACGGTGGCCCAAATCGCGCAATATTGCGATGTACAACCCGCCACGGTGCGCCGGTGGTTGCAACACACGCACACAATGCCATTTTACCGTATTTACGAGCTCACGGCGGCCATTGCCAAGGATCCCGATCAATATGAGCGTTTGATCATGGATTTGATACGGGCGCATTACGATTACGAATTTCACAAACGCAAAACGAGGGTAACAAAATGATTAATTTACATTTGGGTGATAGCTTGGCGGCAATGCGGGCCATGGATGATAACACGTATGATTTGGCGATAGTGGATCCGCCATACGGATTAGGCAACAAAACATACGGTGGTAAAGATCCCAAAAAAACCAGAAATAGCCAAACAAAATTTGCAGCTCATGATTGGGATAATGAGATCCCGCCACCGGAATATTTTGATCAATTGCGGCGCATATCTCGTAACCAAATCATTTGGGGCGGTAATTATTTCCCTGTTAATTGTTACAGGTGCTTTATTGTTTGGGATAAAATGACGTACGTACCAACCATGAGCCAAGTAGAATTAGCGGTAACCAGTTTTAACAGCCCGGCGCGATATGTAAAAATAAACAGTACCGATCCCAACCGGATGCACCCAACACAAAAACCGGTGGCGTTGTACCAATGGATATTGGATAACTATGCAAACGAGGGCGATCGCATCATTGATACGCATTTGGGATCGGGATCCATTGCCATCGCATGTTACAACAGCGGTTACGCCTTGGATGCGTGGGAAATAGATCCCGAATACCACGCAAACGCCGTTGCCAGATATCAGGCACACACGCGCCAATTAAAATTGTTTTAAGGAGGTAACACAATGATTAATTTACATTTGGGTGATAGCTTGGACGCCATGCGGGCCATGGATGATAACGCGTATGATTTGGCAATTGTGGATCCGCCGTACGGGATGGATAAACAATCATGGTTGGGCGGTGGTTTAAACGGCGGTGGGCAATATGGCGACCGCGCATTTTTTGCCCACCATGGTAAAGCGGATGCGTGGGATAACGCACCCACCCCGGAATATTTTGATCAATTGCGGCGTGTATCGCGTAACCAGATCATTTGGGGCGGTAACTATTTCCCGAGTATTTGGGCGCACGGTGGCCGTTGCGTTATTGCGTGGGATAAATGCCAACCGTGGCCCAATTTCTCACAAATTGAGCTCGCTTGGACATCATACAACAAACCGGCCAAATTGTTTAAATTTGATAATCGTACCAAGGGCAAGATCCACCCAACACAAAAACCGGTGCAGCTGTACCAATGGTTATTGGATACGTTTGCAAACGAGGGGGATCGCATCATTGATACGCATTTGGGATCGGGATCTATCGCCATTGCATGTTACAATGCCGGTTACGCCTTGGATGCGTGGGAAATAGATCCCGAGTATCACGCAAACGCCGTTGCCAGATATACAGCTCACGCGCGCCAATTGAAATTATTTTAAACAAAATGCGTTTTTTACTTGCATACATATGTACACACATGGTATATATAAGTATACCCAATGAGGGGTTACAAAACAACCGAGGCAAAAAATGGAAACAATCACTTTTACACACAATGGCAAAACAATACCGGCAACATTGCAATTAGAACCAACAATTACTGGTTACAACGTACGGATTACGTTGCGCAATGGTTTAACCGCATCGGTGTGTGCCGTGCAACGCAAATGGCATTTTGAGTACAACGGCCATAAATTTCCACCGTTTGCTAATGAAGAACTTAACCAAAAAATGTTGGCCTTTAAACGCCGCAACAAATAACAACCAACGGGCCCCGCGGGGCCCATTAACCAACCATACGAGGCAAACGATGGTACAAACCAAAATACAACCAACCGCACAACGTTTTGCGTTGTTTATGTGGGTTGCGGGGCAATGGGCGTATGTAAACACATATGCAACATTGCAAGCGGCCACCAAACACGCAAACCAAGTAAAAACCAACCGGCGCATGTATAACCAGCTACGCAACCGGGCATTGCATCGGATAAAATACCCAATCGTTGGGGGTGCATAATGCAACGAATCATAATCAACCGGCCGTTAACACAACAACACATGGCAATATTGTTTGCGGTGATCTCCAAAACCAAGGCGCACGATCACCGGTACGTGTTCACCAACGTTATTTGCGAGGGTGGCACCGAAACATTGATAATTTACCACCATCACATAATCGGGTGGGCAATTCAGGAGCTGGCACAATGACGTTTTACGAGTGGTTAAATACCAAATTACAGAATTTAGAATTGACCCGCACGGCGTTTGCACAAATTGCGGGCGTTGGGTATCAAACGTTACACCCGTGGCGGTTAACGCAATTCGATCCAAACATGTTAACATTTTTGCGTATTTGCAATGCCATTGCAACGCTAACAAATCAACCATTACAGGCCGTTATAACCGAGGCCATACCGTACACAATTGCACACAATAAGGTAGTATCATGAGCAAAATATTAACCATTGCCGAATCATTGGGCCATAAAATCGATCGTTCACATTGCCCCGCCTCGGGTCACCTGGACACGTGGCACAAACTAACAAAAAACCCCGCAAAATTCGATGCCGATGGCAACATAACCAAATTGCCCACCGCGATTTGTAGCCGCCACAATTTGGCGTTGATCCTCGAGGGGGATCCCAAATATGAAACATTGCAATATTGCGTGCAATCCGATCGTGTGTTGTATCACGGGGCCATGTTAGAACCGTGCGACATTGAGCAAATAGCGTTGGATCTCGAGCGTGATTACAGATTGAAAACCAAAGACACATTTTTGGTTGGGTGCATAATCCGCGTTGCCAACCAAAACCGTGTTGAGCCCATCCGCGCATGGTTGGAATCATTGCCGGCGTGGGATCCCGATGTGGATACACCACGCATTGCCGGTATGTTTGATCAACGTTGGGGGGTTGAGGTGCCAAACGGTACACAACCGTTTTACGATATGTTGGCCGTACGGTTTATGGTATCGTTGGTTGCCCGAATCATGGATCCCGGTTGCGATGTACACACGGTGTTAACGTTGGTTGGCCCAAAAGGGATGGGTAAAAGCCGCGTATTACGCGCATTGGCGGGGCAAAAATGGTTTAGTGATAGCAATATCAACATTACCAATAAAAGCGCATACGAGTTAATCCACCAATCGTTGGTGTGGGTGTGGGAGCTGGCCGAAATGCACGCGCTGCACGGCCGATCGGCAAACAATGCCAAAATGTTTTTAACATCCCCCGCGGATCGTTACCGGCCAACATGGGGTAAAACCCCCGTATTGCGCAAACGGCGTACGGTGTTTGTTGCAACCACCAACGATATGCAATTTTTAACGGATGGCCCCGAGCGGCGTTTTTGGCCGTTGCAAATCGTGCGCCCTGTTGATGTTGATTGGGTGGCAACAAATCGTGTTGATCTATTTCGTGAGGCGTTGCACGAATACAATAACGGTATGCAATGGCATCTAACACCAAACGAGGCCGCCGAATTGGAGCGCATCCAACACGCATACATTGTTGCCGATCCATGGGCCGTAACCGCACAAAAGGTATTGCAAGCGGCAAACGGGCCACATGCAAACCCCGAAATGCCGGCAACCACCGATGCAATATTGGATGCGTTGGATGTACCGATGGGCCAACGGCATGTGGGATTATCGCGCCGGATCTCGCAAATATGCCGTGATCTCGGTTACCGTACCAAACAAACCAAAACGGGGCGGGTGTGGGTCAATGATTAAAATAGGTTCATTATTTGCCGGCATTGGCGGGTTTGAGCTCGGTTTGGAGCGCGCATTTGGTGATGCCACAACGGTTTGGCAAGTAGAACAAAATGCGTTTTGCCAAACCATATTGGCCAAACATTGGCCCAATGCAACAATACACAACGATGTGCGCGAAGTGGGCGCACACAATTTACAACCGGTGGACGTTATATGTGGTGGATTTCCATGCCAAGATATCAGCACCGCCGGCAAACAACGGGGGATTATTAAAGATGAAACAAGATCGGGTTTATGGTGGGAAATGTGGCGAATCATTAGCGAGCTACGACCACGAATTGCAATATTGGAAAACGTGCCAAACATTGTTGCCATGGGGGGATCCGAGGTGGTCGGATCCCTTGCCACCCTCGGGTATTGTGTTGAATGGGGTATTATATCAGCTGCACAATGCGGCGCACCCCACCAACGCCGGCGGTGGTTTTGCGTTGCATATACCCCCG